CCAATCAATTTCACCAGTAAGCTGTTTCTTTTTAATCTTAGCCTCACAGGACTAGCTACTAGTATCATTGATGGCAAGACACAGATCAAACTAACTGAGGCTGAGATTAAAAAGAAACAGCTTACTGGTGAAATTGATTGGGACTTGGAAGCTATGAGAGCTACTGAGAACTCATGGAAGGACGAATGGATTACTTTACTATTTAGTATTCCTCTTATACTTGCATTCTGTGGTGAGTGGGGTAATGCTATAGTTGCACAGGGCTTTGCTTCACTAGAGGTAATGCCTCAGTGGTATCAGATTGCATTAGGTGGTATTGTAAGTGCCAGCATAGGAATGCGTTCAGTGAGTAAGTTCTTTGGAAAAAAGTAATGTAGTAAAGATGCCGCAGTTAAGTGAGACTGATAGGCAATTTACTAACTTAGAGAAACAACAGGAACAAATACGAGAGCAAGCAAGGCTCATAGCGGAGAAAAAGAATGTCGTTTAAACTATCATCACGTAGCACAGGAAGACTCGGTGGCATTGAGCCTGATTTAATAGAAGTAGTAAAAGCTGCTATTGAAATTACTAAGGTAGACTTTGGTGTTACATGCGGTATGCGTACCGTACAGGAGCAGGAAGCCTTGGTAGCTAGTGGTGCCTCACAAACTATGAAGAGTAAGCACCTAGAGGGCCGTGCAGTTGATCTGGTGGCCTACATTGGCCCTAACGTAACTTGGGCTTTAAATAAGTACGACGAACTAGCTGACGCTATGGCTGCTGCTGCCAAACAAAAGGGTATAGCTCTCAAGTGGGGAGCCGCTTGGACAGTAGGTAATATTGCTGATTGGGATGGCTCAATGGAAGACGCTATGAATGCATATGTTGATGTACGTAGATCACAGGGTCGTAGGCCATTTATTGATGCACCACATTTTGAAATGATGTAGGTATGTACACGTTTGTCCTGATGGTATATCTAGGTGTAACTAGAGAATTAATAGAGGACATAATGATATTTACAAACATTGATCACTGCAACTACTACGCTAAAGAAATTACTAAGAGATACAGTACACATGCTCTTACATTAGAAGATAAGGTGGTGGCGTACTGCTTACCTAAATATAAGGAACTAAAATAATGGCTAAACTTACAACTAAAAAAACTAAAGGTGGCGCACAGCAGTACACACGTGGCGGCGGTGAAGGAGAAAAGTCTAAAGTTCGTATTGCATTAAATATATCTCAAAGTGATGATTCACCAAGTGCAACGACAGCTAAGAATAAAGAAATTAAAGCTGCTCAAATGGACCCAGATTTAAAAAAAGAATTTATAAAAAAGTATGGCGTTACACCTAATAAAGCAGAAGCTATGATGAGTGCTGCTTTTGCAGGTGCAAGTGATATTAGCTCAAGAAGATTAGAAGATTTCTATCAAGATAGAGTAGAGAAAGAACCAAAAATTAAAAATAAATTAGGTAATAAAAAACCAACACGATCTATGGCAGACAGGCCAAGAAAAGGTAGTGATGAACCTATTACAAAAAGAAAAAAAGGTGGTCTTATTAGGACAGGTGCAAAAGACTATCGTAAGGGTGGGATGTTTTATTAATGGCACGTAACCTCACAGATAAACAACAAGCATTTCTTAATGTACTGTTTGACGGTGCAGGTGGTGACGTAATACTTGCTAAGAAACTAGCAGGGTATTCAGAAACCTACAGCACTACTGATGTAGTTAAAAGCATGAAGGAAGAAATACTTGACGCAACTCAAAATTATATGGCAAGGAATGCACCAAAAGCTGCAATGGCTATTGTCGGTGGTCTTTATGACCCCACAGAACTGGGCCTTAGAGATAAAGTTGCGGCTGCAAAGGAACTACTGGACCGTACTGGATTGGTTAAAACAGAAAAGCTCCAAGTAGAAGCAAAGGGTGGTGTCATGTTGATGCCAGCTAAGAATAAAGAAATGTGTTCTTGTGGAGAAAGCACAGACAACTGCATGTGTGATGACTAGACCTTTAGGCAAATGGAAACTTCCTCAACCCACTGACGTACAAATAGACAATGAGTGGGTTGACATTCCTAAAATATCACGTACAATACCTTTTGGGTATATAGTTGATCCTGATGATATAAACATATTAAAACCTATACCTGACGAACTCAATAAGTTGGTACTAGCTAAAAAGTACTTAAAGCAATACTCATACAGAGAAGTTGCTAATTGGTTAAGCGCACATACAGGTAGAAGTATATCTCATGTAGGGTTAATGAAACGGGTAAAGAATGAAAGAAGTAGAAAACAACAAGCTACAAGCCTACGCAGATGGGCAGAATATGCAAAAGCGGCGCTCTCCAAAGCGGAAGCCATCGAAAACAAAAGGCTCGACTGCAAAAAAGATAGTGAAGAATCAAATACCGCAGTCTAATATAATTGAACAAGAGTATATTAAAGAGGTTGAAGAAAATCACAACATTATCTTTAAGCCTAATGAGGGACCACAAACAAACTTTCTTGCATCAGGAGAAAGAGAAGTCCTGTACGGAGGCAGTGCTGGTGGTGGTAAGTCTTACGCTATGCTTGCTGATCCTTTGCGGTATATGGGTAATTCCAACTTTAGTGGCCTACTACTGCGTCACACAACAGAAGAACTAAGAGAACTTATTAGTAAATCACAAGAAATGTATCCTAAGATTTGGCCGGGAATTAAATGGTCAGAGCGTAAGATGCAGTGGACTGCACCATCAGGTGCTACTCTTTGGATGAGTTATTTAGATAAGGATCAGGATGTTACTAAGTATCAAGGATTGGCATTTAGTTGGATTGGTTTTGACGAACTTACCCAATGGGCTACACCTTTTGCTTGGAATTATATGAGATCACGTTTACGTACAGCAGACCCTGAGTTACCTCTTTCAATGAGGGCAACCACAAACCCCGGCGGCAGAGGCCATCACTGGGTAAAGAAAATGTTTATTGATCCTGCACCTGCAGGTAAGCCTTTTATAGCTACAGACATTGATACAGGTGAGCAACTAAAGTACCCTGCAGGACATGCTAGAGCAGGTAGACCATTGTTTAAACGTAGGTTTATTCCTGCAAGACTAAAAGATAACCCGTACCTATCTCAACAGGGTGACTATGAAGCAATGCTTTTGTCACTGCCAGAGCAACAACGTAGACAATTACTAGATGGTGATTGGGACATTAAAGAAGGCGCAGCCTTTACAGAGTTTGACAGAAACCTACATGTCATTGATCCTTTTGAAATTCCTAATAACTGGGTTAAGTTTAGAGCTTGCGATTACGGTTACGGAAGTTACACAGGAGTCCTATGGTTTGCAGTTAGTCCTGATGAGCAGTTGGTAGTGTACAGAGAATTGTATGTATCTAAAGTTCTTGCGGTAGACTTAGCTGACATGGTACTTGAATTAGAGGCTGGTGATGGTAACATGCGTTATGGTGTACTTGACTCTTCCTTGTGGCATAAGCGTGGTGACACTGGCCCTAGCCTAGCAGAGCAGATGATTATGAGGGGCTGTCGCTGGCGTCCATCAGATAGAAGCAAAGGCTCACGTGTGGCAGGTAAGAACGAAATACACAGACGCCTACAGGTAGATGAGTTTACTGAAGAATCTAGGATGGTGTTCTTTAATACCTGTACTGAAACTATCTCACAACTACCTGCTATTCCTTTGGATAAAAAGAATCCAGAAGATGTGGACACACATGCGGAAGATCACTTGTATGATGCATTACGTTATGGTATAATGTCTCGACCACGCTTTAGTGTATGGGACTTTGACAGTAGGGGTGTACCAGCTAACAGTATGCCTATGGCAGACTCAACTTTTGGATATTAAGGAAATATAAATGGAAGAAGAAAATACATTCATTGAAGACGAATCAATTGTACTAGAGGACAGTGAGCAATCTTCAATAGACGATTATCAAACCAATAATATTATTCCTTACATTGAGGGGCGTTTTAAACGTGCAGAAGAGTACCGCAATCAAGACGAACAGCGTTGGCTTTCTGCATACAGAAACTACCGTGGTATCTATGGCCCTGATGTACAATTTACTGAAGCTGAAAAGTCAAGGGTATTTATTAAAGTAACTAAAACTAAAACCCTTGCAGCCTATCAGCAGCTTGAGTCTATCATGTTTGCTAATAATAAATTCCCACTTACTGTTGATCCTACTGAACTACCTGAAGGGGTAGTGTCTGATGTAAACTTTGACCCTAAAGAACCTGATCAGATTAAAGAGTCAGAAGTAGATGAGCAAGTAAGTCCCTATGGCTTTAAGGGTGACGGTAAAGAACTTGCTAAAGGTGCAACAAGTAAAACACTTGGTGAAATGCTTGGCCCACTTACTGATAAGTTAAAAGATATTAGTGGCCTACGTAATGGCACAGGCATGACTCCTACCGCCATTACTTTTAGTCCAGCTATGGTAGCTGCAAAGAAGATGCAGAAGAAAATACAAGACCAACTAGAAGAGTCTAATGCAAGTAAGCACCTACGTAATACTGCATTTGAAATGGCTTTGTTTGGCACTGGTGTTATGAAGGGTCCATTTGCTGTAGACAAAGAGTACCCTCACTGGGATGAAGAAGGCACTTACAGCCCTACAATTAAAACAGTACCACAGGTATCTCATGTATCTGTGTGGAACTTTTACCCTGATCCAGACGCAAACAATATGGATGAGGCACAGTATGTAATTGAACGTCACAAAATGTCACGGTCACAATTACGCCAACTCAAGAGGCGTCCTTTCTTTAGGGACAATGTAATTGACGATGCAATTAAACTTGGGGAAAACTATAATAAAGAATTTTGGGAAGACGATCTGTCTGACTATGCACCTGAATATGGCGTAGAACGCTATGAGGTACTAGAGTACTGGGGCATGGTAGATGTAGATTTCTTAGAAGAACAGGGCGTAGACATTCCTTCTGAGCTTAGTGACGTAGATGAACTACAGGCTAATGTTTGGGTATGTAATGGCAAACTACTACGTATGGTAATCAATCCATTTAAACCTGCCCGTATACCGTATCATGCTGCCCCGTATGAACTCAATCCCTATAGCTTCTTTGGTGTAGGTATAGCTGAAAACATGGATGACACACAGACCTTAATGAATGGGTTTATGCGTATGGCTGTGGACAATGCTGTACTGTCGGGTAACTTACTTATAGAGATTGATGAAACGAACCTAGTTCCCGGTCAAGACTTGTCACTGTATCCCGGCAAAGTCTTTAGGCGTCAAGGTGGCGCACCGGGACAGGCTATCTTTGGTACTAAGTTTCCTAACGTGTCAGGTGAGAACTTGCAACTGTTTGATAAGGCACGTGTACTTGCTGATGAAAGCACAGGCTTTCCTAGCTTTGCTCATGGTCAGACAGGTGTTACAGGTGTAGGTCGTACTGCATCAGGCATTAGTATGCTTATGGGTGCGGCACAGGGAAGTATTAAGTCTGTAGTTAAGAACATTGATGACTACCTACTGCGTCCATTAGGTGAGGGTTTGTTTAGGTTTAACATGCAGTTTGACTTTGACCCTGACATTAAGGGTGACTTGGAAGTTAAGGCACGTGGCACTGAAAGTCTTATGGCTAATGAGGTACGTAGTCAACGACTTACGCAGTTTATGCAAATTGCAGCAGCACCATCACTAGCACCCTTTACTAAGTTTGATTATATTATTAGGGAGATTGCAAAGTCTCTTGATCTTGACCCAGATAAAGTAACGAACAATATGAATGAAGCTGCACTACAAGCAGAAATGATGAAGGGCTTTCAACAGGAGCAGCCCCCACAGCCTCAAGGAGGACAACCGCCTATGGACCCATCGGGGTCAGGTGGAGCAACGATAGGTACAGGCGGAGTACCAGCACCGGGACAACAAGGATTTACTGGAAATGAACAACAACCTACTCAACAACCTCAAGCCGCTGGTGGTCAACCAGCAGGAATGGGACCAATTCAATAACTATGTTGAGGATTTAATTAAGCAACAACAACGGTCTATGGAACAAACAGACGAAAGTGTTATTGTCTATAGAGCGCAAGGGGCTATACATGCCCTACGCAGATTACTTTTATTAAGGGAAGAGGTATTACAGAATGGCTAACATGGCAAAACAAATGGATTTATTTGCACTAGGCGGTCTTAAAGATGAAGGTGGCGAGATTGACGAAGCATCAGGCAATCGTGTACCTATTGGCGGCACTAAAGAAGGTGTTCGTGATGACATACCCGCTAACGTAAGTGAAGGTGAATTTGTTTTTCCTGCTGATGTAGTACGCTATCATGGCCTAGATAAAATGATGGCACTGCGACAAGAAGCTAAGATGGGCTTACGAAAGATGGAGTCTATGGGACAGATGGGCAATAGTGAAGAAGCCACTATGTCTGATGATATGCCCTTTGACATGGCTGATCTTATTGTTGTTGGTGGGCAGGGTGAGCCTATGGAGTTTGCTGAAGGTGGATTTGTACCACAAAGGGTAACTCTTCAGACTGCAGCCGTGCCTACGATGGGTGGCGGTACTACTAGTGGCACTACTACAACACCTATTGTGTATGATGACTTTATGAAGACACCTGTAGTGACTATGCAGGAATATCGTGACGCTAATGGCAACTCTATTATTATTACATCTGTAAATGGTA